GGTGGAATGGAAGAAGCGACTTGGAGAGATTGAAGAAGAACTACAGCAAGTATTCAGACCAATAGTCACTGAGCGTTACAGCGAAAAGACTGGTAAGAAACTGAAAGACAAAGTTGAGATCTTCAATCCAGGTAGTCGTAAGCAGATTGCTGAAAGGCTTATGGCTCTTGGGTGGAAGCCCACTAAACACACTGAGAAAGGTGCGGTGATAGTCGATGAAAAAGTATTGGAAACTATTGACAGACCAGAAGCTAGGCTTATCGAGGAATATCTACTCGTTCAAAAACGGGTGGCTCAAGTTGAGTCCTGGATTGACCATGCGGATAACAACGACAGGGTTCATGGTAAGGTCATCACCAATGGAGCGATCACTGGAAGAATGACACACAGTAAGCCGAATATGGCACAAGTACCTAACTTAGGTAGTCCATTCGGCAAAGAGTGTAGATCCTGCTGGACGGTAGATGATGGTAATGTACTTGTAGGTGCAGATGCTTCAGGTCTTGAATTGCGTATGCTTGCACATTATATGCGTGATCCTGATTACACTAAAGAAATACTTGAAGGTGATATTCATACCAAGAACATGAAGGCTGCTGGACTTACAAATAGAGATCAGGCTAAGACTTTCATCTATGCTTTTCTCTACGGTGCTGGACCAGCTAAGATCGGTGCTATTGTAGGTGGTGGTGAGAAAGAAGGTAAACAGTTAATACAGAGCTTCCTGTCTAACACACCAGCCTTAAAAGCATTACGTTCTAAGGTTGATAAAGTATCTGAACAAGGTTGGCTTCCTGGTCTTGATGGTAGGCATCTGATTGTCAGATCACAGCACGCTGCACTCAATACTTTGTTACAAGGTGCTGGTGCAATAGTTATGAAAAAGTCTTTAATTATCTTGACAAATAAGTTAAAACATGATAGAATACTCGGCTCGTTTGTTGCTAATGTGCATGATGAGTGGCAGATCGAGACTAAGAAAGAATATGCCGAATCTGTAGGTGAAGCTAGCGTACAGGCAATTCGGGATGCAGGACTTGCTCTCAAGCTACGATGTCCCCTTGATGGTGAGTTTAAAATAGGTACTAACTGGGCATCAACACACTAAAAGGAAAATTATGGCTAGTCTAAAACCAGTTGTAGTAAAAGCAGATATTATGTGGGCTTTCTTGGATACTCCAAACAAGAAAAGTAAGAAGTACCAAGTTGACCTATGTCACTTGTCTGATGAGGCTGTAAAAGCTCTAAAAGATTCTGGTGTCAAAGTAAAAAATGACAAACCAGACAAAGGTTCTTACATTACTGCTAAGTCTAGTAAGTATCCTATCAAAGCAGAGCTAGAGGATGGCTCACCAATTGAGTGTAAAGTAAGTAATGGTTCTAAAGCTATAGCAACCATCAAGCCTTACACTTGGAACTGGGATGGTGATAGTGGTGTAGGTGTGGGTATCAACAAATTGGTTATTACTGATTTGATTGAATACGTTGAGGGTGGTTCAGCAGCAGAGCAACCCTTGTAATTTGTCTAAGTCAATGAATAATGCGAAAGCACTCATTGACGGAGATATTCTGGTCTATAGGATTGGATTCTCTGCTAATGACCCTGAACAAGAAAGGTTTGCTATTTCTAGGATGGGTAATTTTGTAGATAACTTGATTAGGGTAAAGGGTATCGACTCCTATGAAGGTTACCTTACAGGGAAGAAAAACTATAGATCAGAAATTGCTGTTACTTACAAAGAGAATCGTAAAGACGCAAGAAAGCCAGTTCATTATGATTCTCTGCGTGAGTATCTTATATCTAAGTGGAAGTTTGAAGTAATTGATGGACAAGAAGCTGATGACGCTATAGGAATCAAAGCGTATGAACTACCAGAAGATTCCTGTTGTGTTATGTCCATTGATAAAGACTTAGACATGATAAGAGGGTGGCACTATAACTTCGTCAAGGAAGATTTGTACTATGTTACTGAGAAGGAGGCTATTAAGAATTTTTACATTCAGATTCTAACTGGGGATCGAGTGGATAATATTCCTGGTCTTAAAGGTATTGGTCCAAAGAAAGCAATAAAGTTTCTAAAGGATTGTAAGACTGAGGAAGATCTTTTCAGTGTCGTGCTAGAAAAGTACGATAACGACATTAACACATTAACTGAGAGAGCTAGACTATTATGGATCAGGAGAAAAGAAAACCAGATATGGCAGCCACCCCAGACATAGCATACATTGAATGGGATGATGCCTGTGCTGATGCAGGTTGGGAAATCACAGAGAAGACAGACATTCATCATGTTGCAACTGTTGGTTTCATTGTAGCAGAGGACAAAAAAGCTATCACAATAGCAGTATGTTGGGCTGGTCCTGAATCTAACTCTAGGATACATATACCAAAGGGTTGGATCAAGAAGATCAAAAGAGTTAAACTTGATAAACTTTTAGGGAGGAAAAAGCCATTAAAACCCAAAGCGCAAAAGCAAAAGGAAGAAAACTCCAACAATGGTTTAGGGACGAAATCATTGAGAAATTTAGCTTTTCCAGGTCCGATGTAAGAAGCACTAGTATGGGTGCTGGTGGTGAAGATATACTGTTTAGTCAGGAGGCAGGTGACAAGTTAGGCATCTCTGTAGAGTGTAAATCGAGAAGCTCTATTGGTGTCTATGCTTTCTACTCTCAGGCTGTGGATAATTGTCCTGATGATAGAGAACCTATCCTTGTTATTAAACAGAACCATTCTAAGCCACTGGTTGTAGTAGATGCTGTATACTTTATTGACTTACTTGAAAGGGTAAAATGAGACACTTAGTCATTCCTGATACTCAATGTAAGCCAGGCAACTCATTTGAGCATTTAGAGTGGGCTGGTCATTACGCTGCAAAGACTAAGCCCGATGTGATTGTCCATCTTGGAGATCACTGGGATATGCCTAGTCTAAGTATTTATGATGTTGGTAAGAAAGCATTTGAGGGTAGGACATATAGTCAAGATATCAAAGCTGGTAATGAAGCTATGGATATCTTTATGAAACCTATCCTTGATGAGCAGAAAAGATGTAGAGACAATAAGAAGAAAGTATGGAAACCTAAGAAAGTATTTCTTATTGGTAACCATGAACAGAGAATCGAAAGAGCTATTGAATCAGACAGAAAGCTAGATGGTTTGATAGGATACTCTGACTTTAATCTAAAGAAGTATGGATGGGAAGTCCATGATTTTCTTGAAGTTCCTATCATCAATGGAATAGCATACAGTCATTACTTTACTTCTGGTGTAATGGGTAGACCAGTAACTAATCCTGGTTTATTATTACAAAAGAAACACATGAGTTGTATCATGGGTCATGTTCAGGATAGAGATATATCTTTTGGACGTAAAGCTGATGGCACAGGAATTACTGGCATCTTTGCTGGTATTTTCTATCAGCATGATGAAAAGTATCTCAGTCCACAGACTAATGGTTCATGGTCTGGAATCTGGATGCTGAATGAAGTAAATGATGGTAGTTTTGATGAAATGCCTGTATCAATTAATTACTTGAGGAAAACTTATGGAAAATAAAGAAAAGATCCTTACAGTAATCAGTTTAGGAGTAGGAGTTCAAAGTTCGGCTATGGCTTTGATGGCTGCTAAAGGAAAGCTTCCTATGCCTGATTGTGCTGTTTTTGCTGATACAGGAGCAGAACCTGATTCTATTTATTCTTATTTAGAGTTTTTAAAATCAGAGCTACCGTTTCCAATTTATGTAGTTCAAAAAGGAAACTTAACAGAAGATACTATGAAGGAAGGAGAACGATTTGCACCAGCACCTTTCTTTATTAAAAATCTTGATGGTACTAAAGGAATGTTAAGGAGGCAATGTACTAATGAATATAAGATACAGCCAGTAAGAAGAAAAATAAGAGAACTATGTGGTATTGGTTTTGGTGAGAGATTTCCTAAAGATAAATATGTGGAACAATGGATAGGAATATCTACTGACGAAATTCAAAGGATGAAACCTTCAAGAGACAAGTACATTGAAAATAGACATCCTCTTATTGAATTAAACATCAGTAGAAATCAATGCTTACAGTGGTTTAAAGATAATAACTATCCACTACCTGAGAAATCTGCTTGTTTCTTTTGTCCTTATAAGAGTGACGATCATTGGATAGAAACTAGGGATAAAACTCCAAAAGAGTTTGAACAAGCTATAGCTTTTGATAAAGGATTAAGATCAACAAGTAATACTAGAATTAAAGGAGAAATGTTTTTACATAGGTCTTGCATTCCACTAGATCAAGTAGAATTCAAGCCTAAATTAATAGACAATCAGATGGATCTTTTTGATAACGAATGTGAAGGGATGTGTGGATTATGAGAGACGTTAAAAAAACATTAGAGGATAGAGAAGAAAAATATGGTCATTACAAGACTGTAGGTGAGATCAGTCAGGGCATTAAAGCTGTTATGAGGATGTCACCTAATTATTTTATAATGCCAGAATATGCCAGAGAGAGTTGTGATATGATTGCCAATAAGTTAGCTAGAATTCTAAACGGTAATTATTATCTCAATGATTCTTGGCACGATATTAGCGGTTATGCATCACTTGTCGTCATGACAAATGAAGATTTAAATAAGGAACTAAACGATGAACCTTACGATAGATGAATTAAAAGATAAGCTCATGCAGTTTGATGAAACAACAATAATAGAGTTGCTTGATCTTACTTCTGCTGATATACTCGATAGGTTCGAGGATGTAATCCAAGATAAATATGACACACTTGTAAAGGAAATATGATGATGGACTTTTACCAGCAATACATTGCTAAGTCTCGATACTCTAGGTTTTTAGATAATGAAAACAGGAGAGAGGATTGGTTTGAAACTGTAGACCGTTACATGGACTTTATGAATAAACATTTAGAGTCCAAACATAGTTACAAGATACCTGTTGAGGTTGACTCAGAGCTTCGTGAGGCAATTAAAAACTTAGAGGTAGTTCCCTCTATGCGATCTATTATGACTGCTGGTAAAGCCCTAGAGAGGGACAATACGGCAGGGTATAACTGTAGCTATCTACCAGTGGATGATCCTAAGTCATTTGATGAAGCTATGTACATCCTACTCTGTGGTACTGGTGTTGGGTTTAGTGTTGAACACAAATACATAGCTAAGTTACCTGATGTTCCTGAGAAGATGTTTGACTCAGACACTACTGTGGTTGTAGCTGACAGCAAAGAAGGATGGGCTAAAGCACTTCGTCAAGTGATAGCTTTACTGTACTCTGGTGAAATACCTAAGTGGGATGTATCTAAGATAAGACCTGCTGGTGCTAGACTTAAGACCTTTGGTGGTAGAGCTAGTGGTCCTGGTCCTCTCAATGAGTTGTTTGAGTTTGTTGTTCGTAAGTTTAAAGCTGCTGCTGGGCGTAAACTAAACACACTTGAGTGCCATGATATCATGTGTAAGGTGGCAGAGGTTGTGGTAGTAGGTGGTGTTAGACGTTCTGCTATGATCTCATTATCTGATCTTGAGGATGACAAGATGCGTCATGCTAAGACAGGTAACTGGTGGGTAGATAATCCACAAAGAGCTTTAGCTAATAACTCTGCTGTATATAGTGAGAAGCCAGATGTAGGTCAGTTCTTAAATGAGTGGACCAGCTTATATCAGTCACACTCTGGTGAACGTGGTATCTTTAATCGTGAGGCTGCAGTAGAGCAATCTAAGAAGAATGGTCGTAGAGATTACGAGCAAGAGTTTGGTACTAATCCTTGTTCTGAGATTATACTCAGACCTTATCAGTTCTGTAACTTATCAGAAGTAGTTGTCAGAGAATCAGATACGATCTATGATCTTGAGCGTAAGGTTAGACTAGCTACGATACTAGGAACGTATCAATCTACGATGACTCACTTCCCTTATCTTAGAAAGATATGGCAACGTAACACAGAGGAAGAGAGATTGCTTGGTGTATCTCTTACTGGGATATTAGACAACAAAACACTAGGAGATAATGTTGAACAGACTAAGACGCTTTTACAGAGACTACGTTTGGTTTCTGTCGATACAAACTTGGAGCTTGCAACTGATCTTGGCGTTCAGCCTTCTGCTGCTATTACTTGCGTTAAGCCTAGTGGGACTGTTAGTCAGCTTGTTGATAGCGCCTCTGGTATTCATCCACGACATAGTCGCTATTATATTAGGCGTGTCAGAGGGGACAAGAAAGACCCTCTCACTACGTTCTTACAGGAAAAGGGCATCCCATCAGAAGAGTGTGTATTACGACCAGAGTCAACGATAGTCTTTAGCTTCCCTAAGAAAGCACCTGATTCAGCTTTACTCAGGGAGGATCTCACAGCTATTGAACACTTGGATCTGTGGATGATGTATCAGAAGGATTGGTGTGAGCATAAACCATCAGTGACTATCTCAGTCAAAGAGGACGAATGGGTTGAGGTGGGGTCATGGGTATGGAAGAACTTTGATGACATCAGTGGTGTGTCGTTCTTACCATATGATGGTGGTACTTATAAGCAAGCACCATATGAGGAATGTACTGAGGAGCAGTATCTTGATCTTCTTAGAAAGATGCCATCTGCTATCTACTGGGATGAATTGATTGAGGAAGATGATAATGTTGAAGGTACACAAACTTTAGCTTGCACAGCAGGAGCGTGTGAGATATAGGAGGTAATATGTTGGATACCGTCATAGCTTTCTTAGCTCTACTGAACTGTCATCCTGATGATCTAGTCATTACGACTAGCAACAAGACATTTTATCTAGCAGGTGATATTGGTGTGGTGTATGTCAGTCCCGGTATGTACAAGGATCATGTAATGGTTCACGAGATCTGGCATCACTGTCAATGGCAATGGGCAGGCAAACAACCTGCTCAGTCATGGGACGAGTGGAGACGTAGAGAAGAGGAAGCTATGAAGGTTGAAGATATATTCCTCAACCTTTCACAGTGATTATCCCACTATCCATCTTGAAGTAGATGTATTTATTGGTGGTGATTTATAAAGTTCTAATGCTTTAATGTAACTATCTATAATATCTTGTGAAGGTTTAGCTTTCTGTCCTGGATATCTTGATACACCTTTTTCTGTAGGAAAAGAAGCAAAAGGAGCAGATAACTTATTAACTAATTCTGTAGTTAATCCTCCTTTTAAACTTTCAGGAGTTATTTTATAATTGCTACTTAGTAATTTTAAAATTAATCTATCTTGCATCTCTGGTGTAAATTTCTCACTTAATAATGAAGGTAGTCTCAATGTGTCTGAAAGTAAACCTTTTAAAGTTTTACCCATAAACTGATATCTTCCAGTTGCTCCAGATGATAATATATTCCCTTTATCGTCTTTAAATGTACCATATCCTACATCTGTACCATCTGGATACTTTTTACTAAGAGACATATCAATTATCTCTTGTATTGTGTAGTCACCTTTTGCTATACCCGGTACTTCTTTTCTACCAAAGATAGTTCCATATCCTTTAGTTCCTTCAGCAGATGAAATAGCATCCAATAATGCTCTTTCTTCATTAGTAATTTCTCTATTTAAAAACTCATCTAATCTAATTTGTCTTTGCTCTTCAGGAGTACGAATATAAGGTAAGTTCAATGTTTGACCAGCAAATATTCTATTATTCTTTATATTATTCAAAGATATTATTTCCTCAGGCGGAACTCCAGTATTCTTAGATATTTTGAAAATACTATCACCTGGTTTTATTTTGTATGTTGGCATTGATTGCACCTTATCTATCAAAAAGTTGAATATCAAGACTATCCAAATAAGATTCAAGGTTTCCACCATATCCTTGTCCAGTTGGAGTGTATCCAGCATACCCTTCAATTAATATTGATTCTGATATTGGTTCTCCGTATTCATTTAATTCATACTGAACTAGATCTCCTCTATCATTAACATCAATATTAGGATTTCCCATTCTAGCTCGTATATCTTCTATCGACATATTCCTAAAATCACCTCTTTCTGGAGATACTGGTATTATATCAGTTCCACCAATTATAGGCTCTGGTGTAGAAGGAATGATAGCATCTGAGAATAATCTTCTTGATAAAGGTATCTGTTGTTGTGGCATCCTATCAGGACGTACAGGTATAGTACCAACGCTTCCATCAGTTCTCATTCTAATTAAATTATCAATATTTTGATCTAATGATGTTGGTAATTCTGCTCTAGGATCTATGTAAGTTTGTGTTGCTAATCCATTAGGAACATTAACTGTTGGTCTATCTGTTGGTAAAACATCTCTTTTTACTGGAACTCCTGTGCCAAGTGATTTCTTGACTTTGTCAATAACATAAGTAAACGGATTACCTGAAGCTTCTGGGACAACACTGACTCCTGTCATTAAGTATGTTCCCTCATCTAGCTGAGTTACTCTATCCTTTTCAAATGTTCTTCCTTGAGTATCAATAACATATTGAATACCAGTAATAGGATGCGTGAACTCTCTATTTCTAGGATTCTCAAGAGATGGCTTACTAATCTTTTCATATTCAGGTTTAGTTTCTATTTGTCCTGATAATGTTTGATCTGCTGTGGCATATTCTGCTGATGCTTCTTCATTAAACCTTGATTTAGGAACAGTATCTAAACCTTGAGGAGTGCTTAGCAAACCACCTTGCATTATGTTAGCTGTATCTGGAGTATAAGTAGGATAGTCAGCTTGGACAATATTCGCTCTTGGTTTGATATCATAATAAACATCATTAGACCAATCAGGGAAATCTTTACCAGCTTGTTGTGCGTTACGCCAATTTCTCCACCATAGTATCTCAGGAGTCATAGGTTCACCACGAACCATACCACCACCAGGAGATATGTACTTCAAATAAGGATCAGATTCCTGTAAACGCTGGTACATTCTCTTTTGCCCTATACCTGTGGCTTTTAGTTTATTTACTACATTGTTTAGTAGATCATCTAATTTACTAGCCATCACTGTTCCTCTTCATAATCTCTACCTAACACAGCCAGATAACTTCCTGATGCTGGTGGTAACATTTGCGCTTTAGATATAGGTAATTTAGATAACAAACCTTTAGTTCTTCTTGCTGTACTTCCAGCTAACTTTGCAGCCTCTCCTACTAATCTAGGAGAAGACAAAGCTAATGAAGGAATTGCTCCAAGTGTTAAACCACCTGCAGCACCTAGAAGCCCTAGACCTCCAGAAGCAGTTACTCCTCTTAGTCCTTTAGGAAATACACTTGATAACTCTTGTCCAGCCAATCCAGCTAGGATGTTCTTACCACCTACTTCTTGCAACTTTTCTGCCAATGTCAATCTTTGTCCGTAGTTAGTGGACACATTGTTTCTCATTGTTGAGAGTAGTTTCTTTAAAGATACTTCTGCTGGTTTCTTTCTACCAAGACTTAGGCTATGTTGTATTTCATATAACAATTCAGAAGCCTCTTCATAAGACTTCATTATTTTAGCATACTCTGGTGATGCTTTCTTTATTTCATTTCCTATTTGTTTAGACACTTCAGAAATAATCCCTATTGCTTCAGGGTTATTTTGATATTTACTTCTAAGACCGTTTATTGATCTTTTCATATCATCAAAGTCTATTAAAGAATTGGCATTTACGTTTTTGTAGTCTCCTACAACGTCTTTAATATCCCCAAAAAGATCTTTTAATACTTGACTTCTAGGAATACCAGCTTGTCCAAATATTCTTGATTTTAGATCAGGAGAATCTAATAGATCATCCACAACCTTAAAATCTATTCTTTGAGAGTCTTTAGATACTTTAGACATTCCTTCCTGATATGCTTTAGCTCTATCTGACTTTATTTTCTGTAGGTTAGTCTGAGCGTCATCTAGTATCTGTAAAGCAGCACCTGTGTCAGAATTTCTAAGATTAGTTGTAAAACTATCTAACGCTTCTCCACCTTCTCTACCTGCTTTGTATGCTTGTTTAATTGCTTCATCACCAACACCAGAAGTAAACGCTAAACTTTTAGTAATACCAGTTCCAGCTAACTCTGTTCCTTTGACAATACCTTTTCCTGTAGCTGTTAAAGGATCAATAGCAGCAGCTTTAGATGCTACCTTCTCAGCAACTTTTCCTACTTTAGATGTAGTACCTACCGTCTTAGCTACTGCTGTACCACCACCTGAAAACGCAGCAGAGATGTCTGCAAGTATGCCAGCAGGGTCTTCAGCTAATGCTTTCTTAAAACCGTTTCCAGTTGTATACTTCTCAGCAAAGTAGTCTACTACTGCATCAAACTTTTGTTGACTATCTTCTCTTGTTACATCTACACCAGGGATTTGATTAAGTGCTGCTCTTACACCACCACCTATAACTTGAGTAACAGTTTTAGTTGTTTCAATAGGGCTAGTGACAGCATCCCACATATCTCCAACCATTCTTGCTGTAGATGCAGGTAAGTTTAACGCTCCTCTTCCAACAGCTTCAGCCCAAGACATATTTTCATAATCTGTTTCATCTTTATGAAATGCCTGAGATCTAGGTTTATAAATCTCACTTATCTTAGCTTCTACTTCTTCTTGAGTAGCTCCGTCTGGACCATTAACGATTAGTATTTTACCGTCTGGTGCTGTAATTCTATATTTAGCCATTTAGTCCACCACCCTGTCAATTTTCCATTCATTTGATTGCATAACTTCGTCTCTTACATTTTGAGATGAAGGAGTGCTTTCTCCTTTGAGAAGAAGTGACGATATAGTTCCGTTTTCAATCATAGCCTCAATACCAGCAGTATCTATACCTAGAGATTCAGCCATTTCAGCAAGTCCAGAGATATCTTTGCCTTGAGACTTTAATCTTACAATATTTTTAACATAAGCAGATCTTGCAGCTTCAGCTTGCTTCTTTAAGTAATCCCTCGCTTTACCAGGATCCATCCATGGTGTAACAGTGAACTTAGCAAACTGAGCAGCCTCTGTAGCTGTAAATGCTGAACCAAACAATTCTTTTCTTATGTTGTTCTTTCTTTCTTCGTATTTTAACCACCATTCTACTTTAGCTTTTTCTAGCTCATTGCTTGTAGGGTCAATCTTTTCTAAACTGATGCTGTATTCTCCTAAAGGATTGTTAGCAAATCCAGTAAATGAATCATCAAAGTTAGCTGATAACCACTCTGTCTCATTTAGAGCTTTTGCTGCGTCCTCTGTTTCTCCTAGCAGTTTATCTGATAATGCTTTACCTCTAGCAGCCTTAGAAGTCTTAGCTAGTTTCTCAGCAATAGCTGCTTCTTTCTGTAACTTATTCAGTTCATCAGTTTGCTTATCTCTGTTGATCTGCCTAGCTCTATCAGCAAGCTGTAGGGCTTCGTTAGGATACCCTCTATTGCCAAGTTCTTTAGATATTTTTAACAATGTATCAGGATCGTTCAGATCTTCACCAGACATAGACTGTAGTATTTGTCTAATCTCAGTAGCTTTTTCCATAGCTGGCGATGGAGCTTCACCAAATAATTTCAATCTTCTTAATTGTTCACCTTGTCTTACTCCTGCTCTAGCAACCCCAGCAAACATACCAAGACCTTCACCAGCAGAAGCAAGTCTAGTAAGATACTCTTTTCTAGCTTGTTGTTCTTCTTCTTGTCTTTTGGCGTATGCTAGTTCTTCAGGACTAGGACCAAATATATCTGCTATAGATGCCATGATTGTTTCCTATTAAATATAATTTACTGTAGGACCAGCGAATGAAACCTGTGGATAAGATCCTGAACCCATGCCATAAGCACTCATAGCACTATTCATTCCTCCCCCAATACCACCTCCAGGTATCAAGACATTACTTGGCATACTTGGAGATGATCCTCCAAATAATCCTCCTAGTTTTGTTGCCCCTGTTTTTAACCATCCACCTGCTTTGTTAATCAGATCTTGGTTTCCAAACAATCCTTGTAGTGCTTCATTTTTAGCTTCTGCTTGTGCTAGTTGCTGTCTTGCTGTGACACCTGCAGCGTCTTTACCAAGATTAGCTGCATACTGTTGTCCACCTATCGCAGCACTGCCTATATCCAAGCCTTGTTGTAGTGATAGTCTAGCTAATTCATCTAGTTTAGCTTGATTAGACAAGTAGCTCTGATATGGTGCTAATGCTCCTTGCATCAGATCATATCCAGTACCTAGTAACCCAGCAGCGTTACTTAATTGTTGTTGACCAAATGTTATTTGTTGTTGAGCATAAGGGTCTGCTTGTGCAGCTATTTGGGCGTTGCGTATATTCCTTTGTTCTAATAGTTGTCTAAGAAGTGGGTTACCACCTGTACCTACACTTAGTCCACCTGTTCCTCTAGCCAAGTTAGAAGCAGCCAATCTTTGCTCTTCCTCGATATCATAAGGACGCAAAATATCCATTTGTTGTTGCATATAACGCTGTCTAGCTTCTTCTGCCGTTTCAGCTAGATATGATTGACCTAAGTTAAACAATCCTTGTGCTGGTGCAGCATACTGTTGAGCAAAAGGTACAGCTTGTTCAGCAGCAGTTAATCCTTGACCCATCAAAACACCAAGCTTACCTTGTTGTTCTGCTACGCTTTGACTAGGTGTATAACCAGCAGACTTTACAGCACCTGTGACGGGATCTACTTCAAAATTAGATTGACCGAAGTAAGTCTTAGTGGCTACTGGTCTAAAGTAACCTTGCTGACCTAATTGTTGCATCCTTGCAGCATACTGTTGAGCAGTCTCTCCAGCTTGCTTCTGCATTTCTCTGTTAGAAATGTAGCCTCCAATAGCAGAGCCTATTTGCGCCCCTACAGGACCACCAACTGCTGCCCCTACTATTGGTGCTGCTGTAGCTACTATGCTTTTTAAGAATCCCATCTTTTTATCCTTTTAATTTCTTTATTTATTAAGCAGTACGCTTCCACATATAGACAACAACGTATGGCTGCAAGTTAGCATTAGTACCTGATGAACCAGCAGAAGCAGTAGAACCTGACAATGTGTGTGAGTGAGAAGCATCAATAGTTGCAGTTCTATTCTGTGTTGATGACGGAGATCCGCCATAATATGCTTGACCAACGTTACTAAGAGAAACAATACCGCTTGCTCCACCAAAAGGTTCTTCATAATTATTGAGAGTACCTGTAAGACTAGCAGTAGATATTGCAAGTGTTCCTGATGTATGAGTGTGACTTACAACAGTAGCGTCTGCACTACCACCTGTATCACCAGCAGTAAATCCACCACCATTACCTATAGCTACTCTACCTTCTCCAAACGCTGACCAAGTACCAAAACCAAGTAGGGTTGCTGGATTAGTAGAAACACTTGCGTTTGTATATATAGAACCTACTGGATACATAGCAGCTAAAGCAGCTTGCACAAATGCAGTAGTTGCTATCTGAGTGCTGTCAGTTCCTGATGTAGCAGTAGGTGCTGATGGTGTACCAGTAAAAGTAGGAGATGCCGTATCAGCTTTAGACGTAATAGCTGTAGCTATAGCTGTGTATTCAGCATCTATCTCTGATCCTTTAATCAGTTTACCCGGATCACCAGTAGTTAAACTGTCTTTAGCTGTAAAGTTAGTTGCCTTTGTATAGTTTGACATCTCTTATTCCTTAAACTGTTTTACCTGCTTTAACGT